CCAGGATCATAAGTGTAGCCAAGAACTGTTTTAAGAGCAGGACTGCTATACTCATGTAGAACCGCTATCTTCTCTTTCTTGGTCTTTGCTTTGTCAATCCGATCAAAGATCTCATGAAAGGTGTTATATTTTTTACTACTCATACTACTAATTCCTCACGAAGATGTGTCAACACTTCTGATTCAGTTTCTATTACCACTCGCGCACCGCACGCTAGAATGGGCTTGTCAGTTTCAGAGTATCTCACAACACTAGGTCCAAGAATCTCCACACTATGGCAGTATTTATTACTTTTGCCTTCTTTAACAGTGATAACAGGTTCATCCGTACCGTGCTTCAGGTTGGCACGAATCTTATGTTGATTCACATGAATATATTTCTTACTCATCATCCTTCTCCTGATTGAATAGAGCAACTGCCAAAATACAAAGAGGAACTCCGATTAATATGAACGCCCACACCAACATCACGCCACCTTCTCGATAATAACCATGTCATAACCACCAACGGTAGTGAACTCTTCCATAGCAGCCACCGCTTCTTCCAGACTAGAGTATGTGCCCAACCTTCTATCAGCACTCGTTATATAGTACATTAGAACTCTCCAATATGCTCAACTAGGTTTTTCAGTTTAAACTTGATAAAGTAATTCAAGAGACCGCGCTTCTTCGCTGGCTCATAGCTATCATATACTTCATTAATCTTACAAACAATCTCAGACGGAACCAGATCAAGGTCAACCAAGACTTCATTCCTACGGTAGTTCCGTAGCATATCGCCAGTACAAAAATCTTCTGGTTCTTTATCCACCCAGACATCAACCTTCTTAGTAGCGAGCGCCTTTTGCCTTTCGCCAGTCATAATACAGCTATCAGCCGAAAGAAAATTTGGGATACCGTCCCCACGATCACCACGCATAATATGCTCACGAAGGAATCTTCTCGCATCAGGGATGCGGATGAATTTTTTTAGAACAGGACTATACTGATCAACATTGGAATATTTCTGAAGTTGGCCAAAGTCTTTATCACCCGATAGCACTAGGATTCGCTCAGTCGTAGCATTATTCAAATACGCGCCAAAGCGATTAGTGAGTACACCGATGACATCGTCAGCCTCCGCATGCTCCACCTGAATCACCTTATAGGGGAAGTACTCCTTCAACTCATCGCGGATGCGATTCAGTGATGTAAACACTTCACTCCAGTTGATAGCTGACTTCTCACGGTCTTGCTTGCGATGCGCCTTATAGTATGGGAAGATATCTTTCCGCCAGTAGTTACGATCATCACAGCAGATAATCAACTCGCCATACTCCGTACCGAACTTTGACTTATATGAACGGATACTATTCAGTATCATATGACGAACTAAACTTTCGTCAAACGCTTGCCCAGATATCCCCAACTGTTTCATCATGTTAGAGATCATTACTTGATTTAAATCTAAGAGTATCATTTTAAAACGCTCAATATTTGTTTGTACTACTATTATATATTACAAACGGTGAAATGTCAACTGTTACCCTTTTTCCTATTATTGGAAGATAACATATACTGTAGATTCGATAAGGCATAACTCCCACCTTTAGACACTGGTTTCTTATGGTCTATCTGTACTGCATTCTCACCTAACAGTTTTCTAATCGCAGACTTACCCACCTCAGACATGTTATCCCAATCTTTCTTTGGCACACCTTCAGGCTTTTGACTGTTCAACCAATGAGTAGGTGAACCAATAAAGGTATGCATCACTACCTTATGCATAGAAAGGTTGAGCTTCTCGCCAGATGATTTCACTATGTTAATTTTATGATACGGTGAATTCTTAGGTGCGGTTGGTCTCAACTCTTGAATCTTGAATATCTTACCTTCCTTATTGATGACAATATCATCCCTCAAAACTTCACCATCAACTTTGGCTGGTACAAACCCAAGATCTTTTATCTTATCAATTATAACATTCTTATTCATCATCATCTTCCTCAGTCTCAGGTGGATTCTCAAAAGACCATACACCTTCAATCATATCAGTCTCTTCATCATAACTCACATCAATCATTTGATCAGCCACCTCCTGAATAAAGTGGCTATGTCCACGAGTACGATATACTAAAGAGCGAATCGCTTCAGTAGCAAAGATAAAGTCTCGACTAAACTCCGCACTCTCATCCGCCACATCCAACTCTTCCATCTCGTCGAGTAGTGTATTAATCCAACCGTTCACTATCTCGTTCGTCTCCTTAGAGTACTCATCATACTCATCCTGCATTCCCTTAACATAATCCTCACCACCAGCCTTCTCAGTAGCATGATCCATACGCTTCGCTAACAATTTACTGGAAAGGTCAAGAACCTTACTCATAGGAAGTCCTCTAGTGAAGATTCAGGTTCAGGCTGATCAGCTGGCTTACCGCCACGATCTTCAGATACACCCCACACATAGCCGAGGTCTGGATAATACACACCCCAAGTTCGCTTCGGAGTACCATCCTTATTATAGGCGAGCGTCGTACATACACGATTCATAGGGAGAGTCGCATGCTCACCATAGAAGCCATCAGTCCATACGCTATCCTCAAGGTATCTCTGCATCTGGCGAGCATATCCTTCGGCTTTACAACGCTTGGCGATTGCGCCCTTCACACCGGCACGCTCATTCTTCCGCTCTTCCGAGGCAATCTCACGCTGAGTCTTAATCCACTCCTTGACACGGTGCATTGATAACGGATCTTCCGGATCAAGCGCCACTACGTCAGGGTGAATGTTCTTATAGGTCGGGGGATTATCCTTCGCCTTCTTTTCCCGCGCCAATCGTAATCGCTCAACTGCCGCTGCCTTCTGCTCAGCTGTCATAGGTTTACGAGGTTTGCGAATCTTTTTCCGCACATACTTTTCAGGTTCTTTAGCCATGATAGTTTCCTATAGATATAATGAGTGGAGTTGATAAGACCAAGTAGTCACTGAGTATGCTACACAGGCACTGAGTCCAAACAATAAAAAGAACTTGAAGAACCTACCAATCAGGTAGCACCCCAAGGTAAACAGAGTTACAATTGAAATGATGTCAAATATAGTCATACGATTTCATCCACCTTGCCACTGGCATTGTCATTTCTTCCACCCTTTCACTCTGACAGCCTCAAGTGGGCTAGTCGCCTCTGCTAAATTCAGATACTCCTCAACAGTAAAGTTCTTGACGAGGAAGTTTATCCAAGACTTCCATGGCTTACTACCATACTTAAATCGAGCAATAAACGCTGGCTTACCAACACCAACCCAGCTAGGATGACAGTTCGGATGAACCTCGTCCATAGTAGGCTGACCAGCATACTCACCTTCATACATTAAGTACATACCATCCCAAGTAAACAATTCTTTATTAAACTTAGTCATTATGCCGCTACTCCCATAGATGCTAGTAAAGTCCAACCACGATTACCGACCATATAGAACTGGTCATCCTTCTCAACAATGTCACCAACGCTCAGAGAATGTAAACGATCAAGACGCGTCACCTTCGCTTCATCAGCATCAGTCCAACGATTCATGATCATAAACGCCTCTTCAAGCTCGGTCGCTTCAACCTCAGCAACCTTCTTGAACTTCTTAAACCAAGCATAGTCCCAGTGCTCAGAGCCGAACACTGACAGGTTACGATGTATATTTAACTCTTCTTCAGTATACTCATAGGGGAGGCAAAACTGGTAAACATTCATAGTCATAGGTATCTCACTCGTTTCTTTATTTAATACGGGTATTATACGGGATATAACCAGAGATGTAAAGGACTTTTCTATACCGATTAGCTATATGCATATAACCAAAAAGTATATGCTAACTCACGTCCTTCTCGTATATCTCGATGGTTGACTCATCTACGTTATGACGAATCAGGTCTTCTTTAAATGCCTCGGAGTCTCTAACTCCCCAAGCTATATGACGCTTGCCTAGATCGTCGATCCACTCAACATTCTCCACTAGCATACTCATTCTCCAATCCTCTCGCGCAGTACTACTCTGCGAGAAATCAGGTCGGTCAACCAAAGGTCACTAATGTACAGTTCCTTACTCTTCTCTATGAGTCTTGTGAGGGACTCGAGTTCTTTCCTGAGAGCGTAGTTCTTGTGCGGCTCTACGCCTGACCATGACATTTCAAGAACGTCCTGTAATCGGGCCTTACGTTCCTTCTCAATGGTATCCATAGTAATGGTAATCACTTCTTTTCCTCTTCAATTTTGGTGTTAAAATTAGGATCGAACAACTTGCGATTCTTTTCATCAGCATAAAAACTCAAATCCAAACCCTTCATCCAGTGCTCCATACTATAAGTGATTTGAATGTCATCAACCTCAGTATTGGCTACCTTCTTCATGCTTCAACCTTATCCCTAATAGCATATGCCGCCATTGTGAACCCGACCGTAGCATAGAACAGGCAACCAGTAATAGACATAGTGCCCTGCTCAAGAGCGCCAACTGAACCCATAACAAAGAAACCACCAAGTATACCATATACGACATTCATACTCCACTCTCCATATCTTTTTGTATTTGCTGAGCATATCCAAGGGTCAATACTATGGCATGCGGAATCCATACTGGACGATCAGC